TCTATTGCGACTTAAATAAATGTTCAAAAGAATATATTTCAAAACATTTTCTTAAACTTACACAGAAAATTGAAAAGTGTTAGGAAAAATGTTAGGAAAATCTGCATTTTTTATAAATTAAAACCTCAAGCATATCTTACGAACTACTTGAGGTTCTAATGGTGCAGATGACCGATATATCTATTTTTTCTATTATACACATCATATATAGAACTATTATCCAAGCCCCATTTGACTATTGTTCTTAATATTTGGATTATTTAACAATTACTTATATTATGTTTAACATTTATTTGTATTGCATTACTTATTGCATTATTTTTATATCATATAATTATTTAAAAATCAGGTCTTTATTTTCTGTTTTTAGCCGTTTTATTTTTTGATCAATGTAATTATATACCTTAATTTTAAGTCACAAAACGCAAAAAAAAGGTAAATTGAAATTAATCAACTTACCTCTTTTTTTATAATAAATTAATTTTAAACGCTTCAATTCTTAAAGATTTTCCTTCTGTACCTATTTTTATATTTGTTCCTTTTGAACTTGGCATCCATCCTACATCTTGAATATGTTCTTGAACCTCTAACATTCTATTAGATTTTATTTCTATAGCTTCTATTCTCTTACTTTGTCCAGTTGTTCCTGCAACTTGTCCGTTTCCTACCCAGTCTGTCCATCCTATGTCTTGTATATGTACTCTATATGATAAGTCTACTCCATTATTTCCTTGTAATATTATAGCTTCTATTCTTTTGCTTTGTCCTTCTGTTCCTGCTAATTCTCCTGCCTTTTCCCAATTTGTCCATCCTATATCTTGTATATGTACTCTATATTGAATGTTTGGTAGAACTATTCCTGTTATTTTTTTTTGGTCTTTTGCTCTTAATACTCCTAAGAAGCATCTATAATTATGTGCAACTTTTTTTATTGTTTTACCATTCCAGTTTTGGTCATATGTATAGAATGTATTTGTATTACCTTCACCTGTCGCAATTGAAATATGTCCATATCCATTTAATGATGTACTCCATACACATATATCACCTTTTTGTGGAACAAAGCTTGGTGTATTTGCTATTCTATCAAAGTTGTTTTTTAATTCTGCTATATTATTATAATTGTCATAATATGCGTGTGCATTTCCCCACGCTCCTGCTTTTATTCCAAACACTTTGTCTAAATATATTTTTGCAAAGTCTACACATTGTACTCCTGCTACTCCATCATAGTCTATTGATTTTCCATTATATGTATTTATAAATTCTTGATAGTTCATAATTTATTCCTCCTTGTTATTTATTGCTTTTTGTCCTAACAAATATGTACCTATTACACCTTGCATTACTGCAATAACTTGTACTATCTGAATTGCACATGGTATTGTTATTCCATCTACTGCATTTATTCCTGCTACTAATGCACTTACTATTGCTAATATATTTGTTAGATATTTTGCTATTGTTTTTAATTTTTCCATATTATTTCACTTCCTACTTTAATCCTAATTTCATATATATAAGCCCTAAAATTACAGCCAAGACAGAGTAGAAGATATAATCAACCAGCTTGTCCCATTTTTTGCCTTTTGCTTTATCATCTTCTGATACTTTACTATCTAGTTTTAAATCTATCTTTTCTACTGCTGACTCTACTTTTCCCATTCTATAATCCATTTTTTCCATTATAGAATATGTTTTTTCAAGTTTATCGATTCTTTCATCATGTTCATTTATTCTTTTAGTATTTGACTTTTCTCTTTCTTCTAAATGTGCTACTTTTTCAATTAATTCTGTATCTTGCATATTTATTCCTTCCTATGCGTCTTCTGCATCCTTGAATTTATTTAATGTTTTTAGATAATTGTATATATCTTCAATTGTTTCATTTTCACTATATTGTTTTTCTATATATGTTGTTTCAATATATACATTCATTTCTTTATTTTCTTCTTTTGAATTGTAATATTCTATTTCTTCGTGTCTTTTATTTTCATTTGTGTATGATGCTACTTCTATAATATTACAATTATTTGTTATTTTGTTTATGCTTACTACTCTATGATAGTTTACTATTATTCCATTTTCTAATTCTATTTCTTTTTTTAACGCCATTTTACATTCACTCCTATCTATATCCTATAACACGATTAATCTTCATATATCCATATACATTAAAAGAATAAGAACTTATCCCATTTGAATTTACAGAATAATTACTTCGTGCTGATACCGTAATACTTGTACCATTAATATTGATATTTTCGTCAAACACAGTCGTCTTGCTATCTCCTAACCTTCTTGATGTTAAAGAAACTCTTTTACCGTTTGGAGCATATACTTTTACACTGTTAAATGTATTATTGTTTGCAGCTTCTTGATAAAATATTTCTAAATAGCCAAAGTTAGCTGCCGTTTCACTTAATATAACAGTACTATTTGTTCCTGATGCATTGTCATACAGTATAATTGCTTTTTTCTCATATTTTTCGTTGATTTTTGTTATTAACTCTTTCATTCCTGTTGCGTTTAAATATTTTGCCATTATTAGCCTCCTATCCAAGAACTGTTGAAATTATTGTATCTATTTCAGAATTGCTTATTGCTTCTAACTCACTTGCTTTTATATATTCACTTAAGTCAATATCTGTGTTTCCTATCTTTTCCCATGTATTATTTACATATATATATTCATCATAAACATCTTTTGTTGTATGTGTATGTGAAATTAAATAAATTGTTCCCTTTATCCCTGTTGTTGGTAACTCTGTTACAATTTTATAATCTATAGATGTTACACCTTTCAACGCATTATTAATTAAAGTTTGTACCTGTGTTGAAGTTTGATATCCAGCACCATTTGTTAGTTGATTATTATTAGTTGGCACTGATATATTAACAGCTTTATTTGTTATTGTTTGTGCTGTTCCATTAACATTAATTGTTTCTATTTTGTTAACCTGTGCCGATGTAGCAATTCCTGACAACTTATTTTTTTCTGATGTTGTATAATCATTTGTTGAAAGTCCTTTTCCTGAAACAGTTGTTACTTTCTTATCTAATTCTACCTTTATGACTTTATTTTGAACTGGATTTGTACTAGTTGAGCTAATCTCTGTATCAACCACTATGTCTGTTCCCGTTGTACTTATTGTGCCATCGTCAGATATTGTTAAACCAGTTCCTGCTTTTATTTTTTTTAATCCAGCTAATTTATTTTTTTCTTCTGTTGAGTAATTGTTATCACTTAATACCTTATTTCCCTCTTTTTTTACAAAAAGATTAAATATTTTTTGAAATACATATAATAATCCATTTTCATCTACATATTTTTTATTTGCCATTTTAAATTCCCCCTATAAAATTATTTAGAATATTTTCTATTTCAATGTTTGTCAAGCTATCCATTTCATCTTGTAATTTTAATTCTTTTGATGTCTTATTATCTTTTAATTCTACATCGTTAATTTTTGGTTTATTAACTAAATAGTTATAATTATCTGTTCCTGCATTTAAATTTTCTTTTAATAATAATATTTCCTTATCATCATCTTCTGAAATAAATATTTCCTCATTTTCTTTTTCTACTATTTTTAATTCTTCTTCATTCATAGCTACACCTCATTTTCTGCAAATGTAACTTCTTTATCTATAATAAGGTTTCCTCTTGCTATTGTCTTAACCTCTCCATTTTTTATAATTTCTATATCAAATACATAAGTATTATAATCTAATTCATTTGTATCGTTTGGTTCTATTGTCATATAATAGTACTTACTTTCTTCGTCATATATAATATCTTTATCTAGTCTTTTTTGAAATAGAAATGTTTTTGAATAATAACTTTTTTTAACTGTAAAATACATCTTATCTGTCTTTTCTTCTATTATAGTATTGTCAATTCGCTTTCTTTGAAATTTGATTTTTTTTGTGTCTCCTCTAATCATCTCGATGCTTACCATTTTAAACCTCCTATTTTTAAATTTTAAATTTGCTCATTTCTCTCATTATGACCTTCTTATCCACATATAACCAACGATTTCATATGGTGGCATTATGTTTACAGCTTTTTGACTTGCAGTTTTATCTGTCACACTTTGAAGTTGCCAATCACTACCATCTGCAGATGTTCTTACTCCTGAAAGTCCAATTGGTAATTCACTTCCCTGTATTTTATGTGCTTTTTCTCCACCTGTTTTTCCAATTTCATTAAAATCTTCGTCATCTTCGTCCAAACCTAAGCATACTTTTCCTTTTAATCTTTCCCAAGTTCCAAAGCCTAAAATAGAATTTGGGTTTGTATTATCTTGTGTTACATAGGTCTGTCCAATTGGATATATTAATTCTAATATGTTTATCTCATTTATTTTTAATGTTCCAAATACATTAAAAAAATCTTTTCCCCAATTAAAAACAGGTATTCCTTGCGTTACATTGTATATTGGTTTTAATATCATCAACTTGTCTGAAATTTCTAAATAAAATTCATACGCTTTTTGATAGTCAAATATCTTTCCTAAGGATGTTTTAGTCGTTCCATTACTATATGTATTATCTTTTATTGTTGGAGTTAATATTCCACCTTTTGTCCATGTTGAAGTACCTTTTTCACGGTAATACCAATTTAATGATAATGTGTTCTTTATGCTTCCTAAGCTACCATTAAAATAATTTCCAGAATATTCAACTTCAACTTCTCCTGTTGTTGGTTGTTTTCTTTTTATATTTGCATTTATTGATAAATCAATGTAATTTATCACATTGATATTCAGTTCTTTTGTTACTGAATAATCTCTACTATCTGTTAATGTTACTGATACTTTGGTATTTTCTGCAACATTTAAAGTTCCAAAATCTAATGAAATATTACTTATTGATATTCCTGCTATATTTGAAAATAATTTTGTAATTCCATTTATGGTTGCTGTACATTTGCTTAATATAGCGCCTTTAAAACTATTTAAGTTTGTTAGTTCAATCTTTAAGGTACTATGATTTCTTATTATCTGTTGATTATTTCCTGTTATTTTAACTGTTTCTTTATTACTATCTAAATAGCTTACATTTTCTATACTAGGTTCACAATTCGTTATAGAACAATTATTTATAAGTTCCACGCTTTCCCCTATTTTTGTTCCACCATTCCAAGTCTCAATTACTGCTCCTATTTTTACTGTTTTAGAATTTTTCATATAATCATATAAATACTTTATTGTGTCTGACGATAGTTTAAATGTTTGTCCACTTGAATAATTAAATTTTTCTAGTTCCTTTACATTAGGAATTGAAATTCTTAGTTTATTAGTAAATCCACCATAATGAGCTGTATAATTTACACTAAAATATTCCTCAATGTCATTTCCGTAAAAGCTATTTATTGTGCTTGACCTTGGTATTGTTGATAATGCCAAATTACCATTTGGTGTAAAATCACCTGGGCTATATATATGTGATTGAAAGTCTATAACCGCACTACATCCAACACTTTTTGTTCCGTCATCATTATGCCCTATTGTCATACTTCCTTCTACAAATGTTATTGTCCCATTATGTCCTAATGAATATCTGCCACTACCACTTTGAACTTGTTGACCATTTATAGTAATTGAATAACTTGCATTTAATACACTAAATTGTCCTGAACTTCCTGATAACAATTGCAATCTGTATCCTACATTAGATGTATTTGAAACAACATCATAACTATTTTCCCATACACTTAATTTTCCAGTATAGTATCTTGCATAAGTTCCTCCATTAGAACCTCCACTTTGTATAAAATCTGCCCTTAGTCATTACCTCCTATCCAAAATACTCCTGTACCTTCTTGATAATCTTCTATTCTTGAATAAGTTCCAATTGTTAAGTACTTTTCAACTGTCATGTTTTTTGATTTTACAATTGTTTCTCCTGTTTTATCATCATATCCAGCAAATAAAAGACTTTCTTCATTGCTTCCTGTTGCATCTGTTATTTCAAGTCCTGCTTCATTTAATTTGGATTTTGTTTTAGCATTTGTTTTTTCTATTTTCAATCCGTCCTTATCAAATGTATAGCCTGTGTCAGTTTTTACTTTCGAAACTCCATTTAGTTTTATATCTTCTGTTACAGTTATTGCATATTTTGAGTCATCTTGAACTGCTTGTACTGTTTTTTCTAAAGCAACAACATCATCTTTTTGAGCTTTATCTCCTAGTTTATTTAAAATATCTTGATAGTTATTATTTGCTGTTGTACTTGTATCTTTCAAATCTTTCGATATTTCTTCTTGTGTAGATACAATGGATGATATTGTTCCATTAATTTTATCTACTTTGTATTCAACATTTCTAAATTTAGTTTTTATATTATTTGTATTTTTAAATGCTGTTTGTGTCTTTGTTAATGCATTAGCTTTCAAATTACCAGAATAAATACCATTATAATTAAATGTATAATCAAACACATATGATATATATTCGTTGTCTTCTGTATCTTTAATACAAATCATGTCACCTAAATCTAAATATGGAAATCCATAATCTTTAATTTCAAAAGGCAAATATTCTAAACCTTTCAATTTATTCCATAGTGCATCTATTACTTTTTCTCTTTCTTCGTTACTTGTCAAAAAATAATTATCTGCTATTGTGATTTCTGTAAGACCATCTTTTTTAATGCTATCTTCATCTTGAATAACTGTATTTTCTCCTTCTACTTGTGATAATCTTAATATTAAAGAATTTACTTTTCCAAATTTATTATTTTTTGAAAATTCAAAGTAATTATTTCCATCTATTTTTTCATCTGCTATATCAGAACTACTTACAGTTGTATTTACAATTGTATTGTTAAAATCTGCTACACTCATAAAATGAATATCTTTTACTCTTAATAATTTATCTGTTGTCTCTAATGTTTTTATATATAATTTATTGTTTCTTCCTATATAAGCAAATCCTCCTGCTAATTGTGCAATATTACTTAATACTGTTTTACTATCCTCGTTATTAGTAAATGGATTTCCTAATATCATATAATTAGAATTAGTAAATTCAGTAATACCACATTCTACCCCTACTTGATTGCATAAATCTTTTAACAATTCAACTGTTTTTATAGGATATGTAACTCTATCAACATATGTAGCATTAAATTTTATCATATAATCATATCCAACAAATTGTGTTTTTGTTGATACTTCCTCTGTTGTAGGCTTTTCTATTATAAAAGTACCCATAGGGGTATATTCAATTTTTCCATCTATTTCAATTCCAGTTTTTACAGATATTTTTTTATTTTCTAATTCATATTGTCCATTATTGAACATTTCTACTGTAATTTTTTTTGCTACTGCTGTTCCTATAAAGTTATCATTTACATAACAACTGCTTTCAATTTTAAAGTTTTTCAAATCATCTTTATCTGTTATATCGATATTATCATCTTCTATATGTATAGTTGCATATTCAATTGGTGCAAGATTTGATTTGCACAATTCTTTAAATTTATCACTTACTTGATACCTTTTTTCACCTACAATTCTATTAATGATATATCAAAAGGATTAAACAATATTCCTCTATTTGTTATATTCCATTTCATTGTTATTTTTCTGTCTCCTCTATAACAATTTGCTGTGGTATATCCTCCTCGATATGGATTATAAAAATACACATTAAATTGTTTCAAATTCTTTAATATTGTAAAAAATTCTATAACTTCTTCTGCAGAAAGATATTTGGTATGTAAAATAACTTTGTATTTTACTGCTACTGGGTTATATCTCATAGTTCCTCTAGCATTTCTACCACTATCATAACTAATATCATATTCTTCTACATCATAACCTTCATCTTTTAAGAATTTGGTTAAGTTTTGTCCATCTACTTTTACTATGTCATTTACATACCTTTTTTACCCTCCTATACTGGAACAGGAAATGGTAGTTCTCCTGTCCTTGTTACATAATCTCTAAAACCTTCTGATGCCTTTTCTACAATTACACCTTCATCAGTTTTTGCATTTATATCTACTTGTACTTTTGCCTTTTCTATTCCGCTTACTACCGCATTATAAATTTGGTCCGAAATATTTCCAAAACTCACTTTACTTTGTGCCTGTATTTGTCCACTTATTGCTCCGTAATTTACATATTGTGTTGTATCTATTGCCATATCTCTTGTGTTCACTTTTATGCCTTGATTTAGTTCTTTTATAGGATTATTAAATTCTTTTAGTAAATTATTTGAAAAATCTTTTACTGTTGAAAGTACATTATTTTGTTCTTTATATATTCCTATTCCTAAACCTTTTAATAAGTAAATACCAAATGCTCTAGTTTTTCTTGATGGTGAATGTATTCCAAAAGTTGTTTGAAATTTACTTAAAATACTATTAGCAAATGATTTTGCCGTACTTAATGTTTTACCTTGCCAATAATTATTTTTCAATCCTCTTTGTAATCCTTTAACAACATTTATACCAACATCTTCTGATAGGTCTCCTTGTTTTAATCCTTTTATAACTTCATCGACATTATCAATACCACAATTTTTTAATAATCTTTTTTGTTCACTAGTGCTTAATCCGTTTAAAAATTCTTTTATACTATCTGTTGCTACTTTTCTATATGCTGGGTCATTTTCCAATCCGTTTTCTACTAATTTTTGTAATTGATTTGCAGTTTGTGTTGCATTATTTTTAGTTGAGTCTAATCCTTGTGTATATGAATTTCCTTCATTTGTACCTAAAATTTTAAATCTATTAGATAATATATTGGTGTTTGTATCAACAGTTTTTGTTTGGTCTGAAAAATTTTGTTGCATATTTTGAAGAATATTAGTTCCTGTTGTTTTACTTGTGTCTTCTATATTTTTATAAGTTCCATCTATTTTATTTGAATATTCCTCTAATTTATTTTTGTTTTTATCAAGTTCACTTCTATAGTCTTTTTCTTCTTGCGTTAATTTATCAAGATTTTGCTTTGCTAATGTTTCGTTTTTCTTTGCCTGCCATTTTTCAAAAATATTTGTTGCTGTTGTTGTCTCATCAACTGCATTTTTATATTCCTGTTCTGCTTGTAGCCTTTTATCAAGAAGGTCGTGTTCTTTTTCTTGTAATTGTATTTTTTCTTTTAAAGTTTCTTTATAAATTTCTTCATATGCTTCCGCTTCTATTTGTTGTTTTTTCTTTGCTATATAAGAGTCTATATTTGCCTTCAAATCATTATAACTTTTTACCAATTCACCATTTCTAGTTATTTGATTTCCAGTTAATCCGTATTCAGTTCCTAATGCATTATTTAAATCACCTAAGATTAATTTAACTCTGTCTTCATAACCTTCTTTTACTCTTCCATTAGCATCAATATATTCTCCCAATACTTCTGATTGTTTTTTTGTCACCTCTAAATTCAGTAGTGATGCTTCTTTATTTTTATTTATGCTATCTATAGCTTCATCATAAGATTTTTTTATATTTTCAATTTCTTCAACTTGCGTATCAATTTCTTTAGATGTATTTTGAATTTCTATTGTTAATTCTGATTGTGCGTTACTTAAGCCAATTATCGAAGCTACTGCTCCTGTTGAAAATCCAACTAAAGCACCAATTGCCGTTCCAACACCTGGTATTACGCTTCCTAATAAAGCTCCACTAGCTGTTGCCCCTGCTAAACTTCCAGACAACTTCAAAATGCCATCTGTAGATGAAATACTTCCTTCCTCTAATTGTTTCATAGAATTATAAGCTAATGCACTTGAACCTACTAGTCCTGCTAATCCTCCTATAATCTTAGCTCCTACTGAAATTAAACTTAAAAATCCTTGTCCTGTTTCTGCTAAAGACGCATTTGTCAATTTTAAAGACTCTATTACTCCATTTCCTTGTGTTCTAAATATTTTATATTGTCCAACAGCCATAGAAATCCAAGCACCTAAATTAGTAAAACCAGATTTTAAACCAAGAATTATTTTTCCTATTGTTTGTAATCCTAATCCAAATGTTGTAGTCGCTCCTTTACCAGTTTTCAATATAGTAAACAATGTTTTTAACCAATTGACTAATTTCGTTATTTTACCAATAATTAATATTCCACCAACTATTCCAGCAATTACAGTTAGTACTTTTAATATATTATTCATATCTTTCCAATGCCATTTTAGGTTTCCGTCAATGTCTCTTGTAAAACCAAGTGCTTTTAATATTGCATCTCTATATTCTTGTGCTTTTCCAGTAATAGAGTTCATTTTATTATCCCATTCTTTTAATGATTTTAACAATTTATCATCTACTCCTGTTGCAACACCACCAGAACCTCCTGAACCTCCTGTTGTACTTGCTGGGTCGATATTATTTATTTCATCAAATCCCATTAATTGTTTTTTAAGTTCTTTTGCTTTTTTAGTTGCTCCACCTAATCCACTATTTAAATCTGACACACCTATACTATCTGCTAAATTATTTGAGCCACCACTACTTAAGTCATATCCAAATAAACTTGCTATTGATTTAATTATTTCTTTTATTGCCATTATAATTGCATTTGCCCATACAATAATTCCACCAAATGCATTAACAATAAATGAACCTGCTACTTGTTTCAATTCTATTAATTGATTTTGAAATACTCTTATTTGGTTTGCTGGGCTTTCAAATGTTTTTGCAAAATCCCCCTGTGCTTGTCCTGCTTGTTCAATTATTGCAATATATCTTGCTACTTCTTTTTCCGCATAAGATAATTGTTGTACACTTCTATCTATTCCAACTTCATTTAATACTTTACTTAATGAGCTTTCAGATACATCGACACCTATTGTTCTTAAAGACTCAACTTGTCCAGCTATACCTGATTTAATTTTATCCATCGCATCTTTTACAGATAAATTATATAAAGAAGCAATATCATAACCAGCTTTTGTTAAGCTTTCAGACATAGTATAAGATGCATCTTTATTTATTCCTTGTCCTTTAAACATTGAGTAGTACATAGCTTGATATTCTTCTAATTCTGATTTATTAGTTGCTAATTTTTCATTCATTTGATTTTGAAAGTCCATAGCCTTTGTGTAATATTTACTTGCTTGTGTATCTAAATTGCCATATTTGTCTACTACTTTTCCCATTGATACTTCAAATAAGTTATTTGTTTCTATCATATCGATATTTTCTTTTGCAATATCTTTTATTGTACTTGCCGTTTTTCTTAATCCTGCATAAATAGCACCTAGTCCTAAAGCCTTTTTTAAGGTGTTGGCACTTGATGTTGCACTTACTATATTATCTTTTAATTTATTATTTTTTGTTGAATTTATTGTATTATTTAATGATGATTTTAAAATATTTAAAGAACCCACTAATGTTGTTATAGCAGATACTGCATCATTTACTTGTACTTCTATCTTATTCTCTAATGTTCCAACATCATAATCTGCCCTTATTCCACCTCTTGTTTTTTATTAAGCATTGCCTTAATTTGTCTATTTCTTTCTCTTATTCTCTCTTCCATTTCTAGTTGTTGTTCTCTTTCAATTTCTTTTTGAGTTTTTGGTTCTTTATCAAAATCTATTGGACTTTCCATATAATTTTCTGCTGGTTGTCCTTCTTTTCTTCCCAAATTATTATATAAAGAAACCGAAATAGCATTAAAGAAATATAATCCTTGTAACCATGCTTGTTGATTTTCTAATTCTTTTTTTATTTTTATTTTGTCCATATACATTTTTCGGTATGTCCAAAGCAACTTTGGTTCTTCATTCCAAAATTCTCTTGTAGACATACCGAATTGTAATGCTAATGGTAGTAAATAATCATAAAAGAACTCTGTTAATGTTTTATATTCCTTTTGTTCCCCATCTGAATTATCTTCTACATTTCTATTATTTGAGCTTTCTTTTTCTTCTTTCCATCTGGGGATTTTATAAAAGCCATATATTCTTCTGTTAAGAATTGAATTATTTCATCAATATCTCCATCTTCTTTTTTATATGCTTCCATAATCCCAACTGCTTCATACTCTGTTATACTTGGATGATTTGCCAATAATCCTGTATAGAAAATTTTATCATTTAATGTTATTAATTTTCCTCCATTTGTTATTAAATCTAATCCATGTTCTTCTGCAACTTTTGCATCTTTTCTTGTAGGATATCCTAATTTATATTCTTTTTCTCCTACTTTTATTTTCATAATTCTACTCATATCTAATTCCTCCATCTATTTAAATTTCTAAGCCATTAATGTTGTTACTTCTGATGCTGTTTTATCAACTATTTGTGTAGCAACTATATGTAATGTAGCTTCTTGTGCTGAACCTGCACTAAATTCATTTTTCCATGTTTGTGCTGTTCCTTTAATATATGTTCCTGTTCCATCACTTAATTTTACTAAAAATTCATGCTCTGAACCATCGCAGTATTTTAATACCTTTTCATATTTTTCTGCTGTTCTGTTATATGTAAAGTCTTGTGCTGGTGTATCAACTCTATCAGAAATATATTGTTTTATTGGACTATCTAATTCTGTTACTTCGATTGTTCCACCTTCTGCTCCACTTGCTGGAACTGATTTAATACTAATTAATTTTTCAAATTTTGTTGAATCTTTTACATATAATTCTGTTCCTTGGTCATTGTATGCTACTGGATTTGCTTCTGCCCTTAAAATTACCTCCTATAAATTATATTATTTTCATCTATCTTTGCTTCAAATCTCATATGCCTTCTATCGACATTTAAATCAATATTAGGTACAGGTTTATTAGCTTTTCTAGCAAATCCATATTTTGTATCAAATATATCATTTACTAACTTTGCTAATTCATCTGTTATCAATTGTCTTGCTATATCTTCTTTATTAATAGTATATATTTCTATTTCATATACTAAGTCGAACCTTTGGTCCGTTTTATCTAAATTCTCGTCATATAAAGGGTCATCTATTTGTTTTATTATTACTAATGGAAATTTATTTTGTTCTTGTGGTGTATCTTTATATATAAAAGGATTATATTTTGAATTAGCTTTTATATATTTTTGTGCATCCTTAAATATTCCATTATAAACATCTGGCATTCCCCTTATATCACTTCCTACTTATTTTTCTAAATTCTTCTATTGCTATTGTTTTAAAACTATCTTCCATATTCTTCATTGCATTATAAAATTTTTTCTGTGCTGATATACCCTTAGTCCATCCATAAGTACCATCATCTTTAGGATAAACCCAACCTTTTTCCCCATGTTCATTAACATCATATTTCCAACCAATTTGTGCTAATATTTCTGAAACATGTGGATTTCTACTACCCACCATACCTGTTCCAAATTCTTTATAAGTATCTTTTACATCAGTTGTTCTTATACCACCTGTTACTGTGTTTCCGTTATTTTTTGTTGGTATAATTTCTGTTGATTTGTAATTATTTTCTAAACCTACTTTTGATACTCTTGTTACAATATTTTCTGCTACTTTAGGCAATTGCTTCGCATATTTTTTTAAAAACTTTTGATATTCTTCGATGTCTTTTAAAGAAAGTCTTGTTGTAAACTTTGCATTTATATTCATATCTGCCAAATTAATCACCTACTCTGCTATTAATCTTTTAAAATAAATAACTATAACTTTATTTTGGTTTCTTGGTGGATATAGTTCATAATTTGCATTTGAACCATTTACAGTTTCTTTATCTGGTGTAACACCATCTAAATATGCTTTATCAAATTCTTTAAATTTGCCTTCATAATCTTTTTTATTAATAACTGCTTTTTGCATTTCTTTGGCTTTTTGTCCAAACTCTTCAATATCCGCTTCTGAACTTACAGGTTGAACATTAAAATCATATTTCTTAGGTTCTTCATATTGTGTTATTTCATTTCCATAATCATCATAAACAGAGTCTATTTTACTTGCTATCCAAATTGTTTTCTTCCAATTTTTTCTCCTATTTTATTACACCTGCTTTCGCTGGTGGCAATTCATCTATAAGGTCTTGTGATAGCCCTGCTTTGGCTCTTGTTTCTGACAATCCATTTTCTGAATATGAAATTAATCCAATATCATCACCCAAATTATATAATTCAATTGCACATTTAGTTTGCCAATCTTTTGCTCTATCATTTGGAAGTTCGTCAATAGAATGGTCATAAGGAAAGACTAATCTTAGGTATGTATTTTTTGCTCTTTTGAGTTTTATCTTAAAGATTTCGTCTTTGCTAGTATCTTCAATATTATTCAATATTTCCAATCTCATTTCTTTTAATTGGTCTATTTCTTCTACTGCCCTTAATCAGTCCTCCTTATTAATTATTTTATTTTCCTGTTGTAGATGCTGTTGCTGTTTTATCAACTACTACAACTTTTTTACCTTCTGGTTTTGTGAATGTTGTAGCCAAACCTGTTATTTTTCCATGTAATAATTCATTACCATAGTCTAATCCTATTTGTCCGAATATTTGATATTTTGTTCCAGCACCTTGTTTTGCTAATTCTTCTAAGAAAAAGTTTCCTTTTCCAGGTACTAATTGTTCTACTGGTGCTATTGCATCAAAGTTCAATAAGTAAGCAGTTCCTTCTGGAATAAATTGTCCTACTGCAATATGTATTGTTGTTGTTGGTAAATAAATATCTCTTATTTGAATACCATATTCATTTGCTCTAAATGCTCCAACTTCTACTCCCATTTCTATTGCATTTCCATGAATTTGATTTAATGTTGTGTTATCACACCATAATGTTAAGTTTGATATATCTCCGTTTGATTTATCTATTTTTTCTACTAAGTCATTTAACATCCAAATGTCTAATGCTTTTCCACCTGCTGCTACAACATTAGTAACAATTGCTTCATCTATACCTCTTGTTTTATTTACAGTTGCATCAGATGTTGCTTTGTTATATTTTCCTTGAATAAATGTTTTTTCAATACTTCTAGCCATTTTTTTCATTTTATTTGCTACTTGGAAGTCTAATTCATTTAATGGATTTGCTTGTTGTCCAGCAATATTTGCTCCTGCTAATGTAGCCATATTAGATTGTTTTGCATAACTTATCGCTACTGCATCTTGGAATATTTGTGTTACATTAGTGTTTTGACTTCTTGTAATAAATGAAGCATCTGGTGCTTTTAAAGAAGCATTTTCGCTTATTGATGGTATTTCTCCATCTTCGCTTGTATATTCTTGTCCTAATACGAACTCTACTGAATTTGTATATTTTGTTTTACCACTTATCATACTTGAAAATGGTGTTCTTGTATTTCCTTTATTAAATAACATTCCAGAGTAATTTAAAACTCCAAAACTTGTTGCATAACTATCTGCCCTTAATTATCTCTCCTTTTAATCATCATTTTTTTGTTGTTCTTGTTGAACTAATCTTGTATAATGTGCAATTTTTACCATATCATTACTTTTTTGTGCATCAGATAATAATTTTTGATATTTTTCTAAATCTGTTACATCTCCACCTTCATTATCATTTCCTGCTGGTGGCTTTTGTGTTCCTTTTATTATTTTATCTGTAATTTGTTTTTCAAGTTCTTTTCTTTGATTTAACATCGTACTACAAATTGTTTCAGCTAATGTTTTTGTTTTTTCACTATCTTCTTGGACTATTGAATTTAAAATATCTCCATATTCTTCTTTCTTAAATCCTGCTTCTGAAAAAATATTCTTAGCTGTCATTTCATTTAATTGCATTTTAACTTTTCTGTATTCTTCTGATTGTGCTTTTGTTTGTTCTGCTTGTTTTTCTTCATCTGTCATTTTTGTTTCTTTAAATGTTTCATATTCTGATTTTAAAGCATTATAAGCATTTTTTTGTTTTGTTTTTTCATCATTAAATTTTGATGTTGGTATAAAATTTTTTCCTACCAAATTTTTTATAGCATCTGCTTTTGCACTATCATCTAATTCGGCATTTGCTAATATTCCTACTAATTCTTCATCCATCTTTATTTCCTCCTCATACTTCCGTTTTTTCCGAGTCGTTCTCGTTATTTGTATGGTTAGTCTTTTCCCCACTAGCTTGGTTATCTTTTATACTTTGGTTTTCTTTTTTAGAATTTTTATTATCTTCTTCATTTATATTTGTGTTCGCATTTTGAATAGGATTTTCACTTTTCCAAAAATCTTCGCCAAAGAATTTTTTACTTTTAGCATAAACATCATTAGGGTCTGAGAATAATCCACAAATTGTAAATGCTACTTCTGGAGTAACCTGTGCTTGTTTCATATTCATTAATCCTTGTGTTTTTACTAATAAGTTGTCTGATTTGTTTCTTGTAAACTTAATATCAATATCAGAAATTTTTAAATTTTTAATTTGATTTTCATGTTTACATATATTTAAAATTAACTTTAAAAACTGTCTTTCTGACTTTTTGAATGAAAGTTCATCTTGTTTTGCCCTTTCATCTGCCATAGTCCAACCTTCTCCTAATAGTCTTGCTTGTCCTGTATCTCCCCCAGAAGGTTTATCATTTAATCTTGGTATTCCACAAATTGTTAATACATTGTTATAAATATCATCTGTTACGATTTTGGTCTCTGAATGTAATAACTGTGATGTTAATAATTTTACATCTGCTGGTTTACCAGGTTCTTGGGTTGCTACTTCTATAGCTCCCGCTTCGATTAATTTCTTAAAATCTTCTACATCTATTTGTTGATTTACAAATACAAGTAAACTTTGTATAAATTGGTCTATTCCATCTAAGTCATCTGATTTTATTCTATTTAAAGCATTTAATCCACTCATTACAAGTTCTATTAATCCTAATCTTGCTGTATTTAAAGGGTATTCTACTATTCTATGTCCTTTAATTAATAATGGATATGCTTCAACTTGTTGTTCTTTTTCATTATCTATTCCTATTTGTGGTAAATTTTGTTGCATTAATTCACAAACTCCAAAAGCCTCTTTAAATTTATACATTTTGTCTTCTGTATAAATAGTTATAATTCTGTATTTACTTGTATAGCTTTGTCCATCTTCTGAAATTAAGTTTTTACTAAACCAACTATAATGTCCACTAAATAGTTGTTCTTCTTTTATTCCACTACTATATACTACAAAAGTTCTTCTTGGGTCTGGTGTTGATATTTCAAATGGTGCATCATCTTCATCATCTTGGTCATCAATATCTGCCCATCTATAAGCAGTACCACATATATATTGCCATTCTGCCAAATCCTTATCTTTACTAGATTTATCTTCACTTTCCATAAATTTATTAATTATTGAAATTTCTGGATTTACAGACTCACTGTTTTTTTCTCCCTTTTGAACATACTGTACTGGTTCTCCATATACATATGCTTTTTTAAATTCAACAATTTCGAAAGCATGATTTTCTAATACTTTATTATTTATTTCTGGTCTTACATTTTTTTGCTTTTTTAATATTGGTTGAAAACCTTTGTAATACCTATACAAATAATCAATTTCTCTAGCGTTTTTTTCGTGTTCTCTTAATACCTCTGGCAATATTTCCATTATTTTTTCTGCCGTTAAATCTTTTTTTTCTAAAGAATATCTTAATACTCTTCTTCCAAAAAACATCTTATCGTGGCTTTTTATTGGTATTACTGTTGGTACAACTGATGTAGTATTATCATTTTTTTCTTCCTCTGTCCTTTAATCTTCCTCCACATTGCAAAATAAAAAACAGTAATAAACGGTCCTAAACCTTTTACTACTGCTTTTTATAAGCTATTTGATGGAGTGAATTAGCTAGATACTGTAATCCCTCCATTACTTGTTAATCGTACCTATTTCCCATTATAATAAATATAATTCTCTTGTCCTATGTGTTATTATATCACATTTTAATTTTTCACGCAAATCGTATTTACATAATATCTTTTGGTTTCATAGGTGCGGTATCATAATCTTCATATTTAAAATTATCACACTTTTCAACATAAATAACATCCTGTCCCCACTCATCTTTTTGTTTATATATTTTTTTCATATATTCTAATCTCTTATTTCCATATCTATATTTAAAACATTGTTCCCAATGCTTACATCTCCAACATATATTCTGCCTTATTATTTCTCCTATATTCCTAAACTTAATCTGTTTACTGGTTTTGGTTTATTTGGTTTTCCTCTCCCTAATATAATTTCTGTTACAAACATTGCCATACTATCAGGTGCATCATCATGTTTATTTGCATAATCAAAACTATATGTAGTAAAATTTTTCATAAATCTACCATAATCAGTATTAGGTCTATATATTCTCTTATCTTTAAAGTATATTAATTTCTTAATTAAACCTCTATTGTCTTTTATTCTTTGCTCTTTTTTTATAGTATTGTATTTCTCTATTATCTCGCAAGTATAACAATTCTTTGCTTTCAATTTTTCTTCCAATAATGTTTTTAATGATGTATCAATATTATTTTCTACTACAAATACTGTTATACTATGTTCTATTATTTTATCTACTATTTCATCATATAAATCTGTCATTGCCTTTTGTTTAAAGATACAATCAAAAAAGTAATAATATATTCCATCCGTTTTAAATATTGGCATTGAAACATTGTCTTTTCCCCTTCTTGCAGGGTCTAATACTGCAAAACAATAATTTTGGCACAAATCTTCGCCTTTTTCGTTTTTAGGCAATTCGTCATAATGATTTAATAAATCATCTGCAAATTCTAACCCTGTAGGTGCTATTGGTTCTTGTTGGTATACGCAACTATATAAGAACGGGTCTGTTGTATCTCTTAGTCTTCTTGCTTCTACCGTTGTCATTACAGGGGGACAAGTACTTTCATCGTTTTCATCCAATAGTGGAACTTTTATAAAGACTGCGTATCCATCTGTCGCTTCCATAACAAACTTTTCAAAACCTTTTATTTTGCATGGTTGCATTTGATGTGTCGCCTCTATATCTCCCATTGTACGGTTTAATATATCTTCTGGTGACCACATTGTACCAACAAATATATATGTTACACTTGGGTCTGTTCTTCTGTTGAACCATTCTGTACTCCAGCTCTCATAAATCTTTCTATGAACTTCACTATTAGTAGCCTCTTCTGCTCCTTTTGTCATATCGTCAAATATAAGTGCTTTATTCGCTCTTTCACCTGTACTTGCTCCGTCTCTAGTTCTTGCTATATGTGATTTTTGAGAACCACTACCTTTTAGTATCCAGTCTGACTCTTTTTCTTTTTCAAATGGTTTATCTCCATACTTTTTAAATTCTGGGAATATTTCACTAAATCTAGGATTTTTTATAACACTTTGTATCGCTCTACTAAATCCTAATACCAATTCTTGTGAATAAGACCACCTCAAAATACTATTTGTTATATCTATTCCAAAAATCCATGCACTAAACATATTAAGGGTGTAACTTTTCCCATATCCAGGCGGAAATGATGCTTCTATATATTGCAATTTAGGGTCAAATGCCGATTTATTTAAGAAAAACACAAAAGGTTTTAGCACATTTCTTCTATTTGCTAAAACTCTACTTTCGACTGGCATATCCATTTCCATATAATCAATAAAATGTTCTAATGACCTTCTACCAGCAAAAGCATAAGCCTTTTCCCACAATTCATAATATTTAGGCATATATTCCTGACTACAATTATAAATTCTGTTTTCAGTCAAAGGTATTAGAGTTGTAATAGCATATTTACAAGCCTGTAATTCTATTTCTTGTCTGTTTTTATCATCTCTTTTTGGGCTATCAAAATATTGCAATAATAATACATACAAATTATTGCACATTTCTAGCCTTGTATATTCATCAATCTTTTTGTTTGTTCTTAATATTTTGATTACTTGTTCAATTACTTGCTTATAGTCTTGCCTTCTATCATTCTCCTATATTGTTAATTCAATTGAAATTTTTTCTTCAAGTTTCTTTTTCCCTGTAAAATTTTCTAAATTTATTCCATCATCTATAAATATTGAAATATCTTTAATATTATAATTTTTTACTAACTGCATTACATCACATTTAATTCTATTTAAAATATCGTTAATATCATCATTGACATTCATCTTTATATCTCTCTTTCTTTTACCCATTTTCTTATTCCACTTAATTTATACATTACTCCATCACAAGTAAATCTTATTCCCATTACTTTGTGCATTGAACCTTTATATTTTATTGTTTGTCCAAAAATATATTTCATTTTATACATTTTTACCAATCTCCTTTATCTTTTTCCATTCATATTCTGTTGGTCTTCCTACCATTTTTACAATACTGTATTCAGGTAAATCCAATGCTATTTCAATTCTTCTAGCCCATGTATAACCCATTTTAGTATTTATTGCATTATTTAGTTTACTTCTAACTAATGTTCTATCATCTGATAATTTAAGTTCTTTCATTTTGTTTAATAAGTCTACTTGTTTTATGTTGTTCTTTTTTAATAATACTCTTACATATGTTTCTGCATTAACCATTATTTCACCTTATTTCATTTTATATGACTTATACCATTTATATTTAATATCACCATATTTTTGTATCCACCCTTTAAGTGTTATTGATGAATGGCAATCGCAAATATTCCAACTTTCAAATATTTTTTTATATGCTTTTCCATTTGATATGTCTTTATTACTTTTTAAATATGTTCTAACTTTATTATTTGCTGTTATTTTGCCAATCTTACAACTTCTTTCATCTTTCCATAATGGATATTTTTTATAACTTCTAGACATATTTATTCATTCCTTTGGCGACACAGGTAGGATTTGAACCTACGAACCGTTTCCGACTTTCAGTTTTCAAGACTGACGCATTAAGCCATCTCTGCCACTGTGCCATATTTGGCGATAGACTGTGTACTCGAAACACATACCAATAAAAGGTACACATTGCTTAGCAGGCAAGTTTCAGACCTCCTGAATTAGTCTATCATATAAAGAAATACATCATCTCAACTTTGTATTCCCCCACATTCTGTGGAATTTAATTTGGATGCACCTTCAAGACTCGAACTTGAAACCCCAACAGTCAAAGTGTTGTGTTCTACCATTTGAACTAAGGTGCAATATTTATATATTTGGTAGGGCGACACTCCTACATCTCTTGTAAGACCTTATATTGACCATCTTGCGTTACTTTCCATCATAGAAAACCGAGCATGGAACATTTTACAATATAAGGCGTGATAGCTGCCTGTTCTATCCTCAAATATATTTGGAGGGGTTTTCATCTCCTGCAGTTCCGAAGAAATCTGCACCGTTATCCTGGCACAAGTTAATGGATTTGAACCACTACATACAGTTTTGGAGACTGTTGTGCTACCACATTACACTAAACTTGTATATTCAAACACTACTATTAAATTAACGGTAGTGTTCGTAATAAAGAAAGGAGGTGACACTCATGTCACTCGTATAATAGGTCGAAAGGAAAAGTGTCCTATTATACTGTTGGTCTAGGTAAATGGATTTGAACCACTACTAAATGCGTCCAAGGCACTCGTGCTACCATTACACTATACCTAGATATAAGGAAACATTATAATGCTTCCTACTACTGGAAGATAATTATCATTCTAGTTCATTCTACTTGGTTGCGAGTGCAGGGGTCGAACCTGCGTCTTCGGCTAAGGAGACCGACAAGAAACCACTTCTCCAACTCGCGATATAAACATTAAATATATTATTAGACCTTCGCCTTACAGCAAAATATCTTTTTAATTATTCAGCCACTATGAGAACAAGTCTGAGCAATGGATAGCGACTCCATTACTTCTTGCCCTATGCCAATGCATACAGAAGATTGACTACTTCTAAATTTCACCCATCATTCAGATAATTTTTCTTTGTATTGTTTTCTTTTAATACTTCCAAAATTACATATGTACTGATTTTCCCTTTTTTGCCTTGTTTGGGCTACTTTAACCTAGTTATGTCTTATAGTTATCTTTCAACAACTTCACAAGGAATAGCATTGTTTTGACATTACCTACAATCAGCATTACCATATCTTGTCACAGACTGGCAGTAGGCTTATTGATACACCGTATCCGTCTATTATTGCTACGACAACTCTAGTGCTTTATTAAACGATATTTCCTGCACAGTATCCATTATTGATTTTTACATCTTCTAAACATATATCACTATACATTTAAAGCAACCTTACAAAAGTATCCTTATGTCTGACTACTTATTGGATAATTCCCAGCCACATGATATTGCAGTTATACACTGGGTTAATAATATATTTAATTGGTGCCTTTTGATAGAATTGAACTACCATATCCGCATTACAAGTGCGGTGTTCTACCATTAAACTAAAAAGGCATATATTTATGTGGGTTATGATTTGCACATAACATGAGTGTACAGCTTTGCTCATTCGCCATTTCTTATCATAAATTTGGCTCTAGCTGTTATGAATTGCGTCTACCTATTCCGCCACCACATATTTTTATCCATTATAATGACATTTTCCATCAAAATATGCTCCACATCTTTCTCCAATACATTCTGCATTACCCCAGAAATTAGTAGTAACATATTTTTCAATTATATCTGGATTATCTTTATTTGGTATATTCTTTTGTATTTGTATATGTTGATTTTGCACATATGGACATATTTTATTTTCCATTTTTACCTCCAAATATTCCTGTCAATATGCTTATTATAAAAGCTATTGCTAAGCCATGCCAGAAAGTAAATGTAAAGGCTATTCCAAATGCCCATACTATAAATGAACCTATTCCCCATAATACTAATCCTGCTAAGCCATACATTATTGCTACTGCTATTAAAAATATTAATACTAAAAGTATTGTCATTAACATATTTTTCACCTCAAATCTTTCCATTTTGTTTTATCCATTGTTCTTATTTCATAATTTTTAAACATTGTCTTTAGTACCTTATTTATTCTATTTCCTTTGCAAAACAACCAAGGATTTGCAAAATATTGTACATTTCTACTATTTTTTCCTTTGTAAAGTATATCTTTTTCTACTAAACCATTAATCACTGATGATATTTTACCTTTGCTTATTCCTGATATTTCCACTAAAGCATCAAATCCTAATTCCTTGCCATTATCATACTTTAAGCAACAATCTTCATAACTTATATATGGTGTTATTGAGTATAAAAAGGCTTTTTCATATACATCTAACTCTTGCATTATCTTTCGTAATTCTTCAATATTTCCTTTAACAAATGTACTTATTTGCCAACTCTCGTATTGTTTATTTTTTTCTTTTATTCTTCCAAAAGACTCTAATGATGCTTTTCGTAAAATTCTATCTCCTTCATTAAGTTCACATGTTATTGCCCTTATTCCCACCTTTTATCTTTATATGTGCAAATTTCTAATGCCATTGCAAAAGTTTCATTCATTCTGGCTAACATTTTTGCTATTTCTTGATTAATTGTTTCTACTTTTTCATCTTTTTGCATCCAATCGCCATACATTTTTATTATTTTCCTCCTCATAAGTTCACCACATGAACCTAAAACCCCGTTTTGAGTTCACCACATGAACCTATCAAAAATCAATATAGTCTTACTCTCTCTATATTTTAGATGCTATTTTTTAACATTCTATCCCTCTTATTCTTTAATTCTTAAAGAACGCTTTACTTTTAGAAAAAGTAAAATCAAAAAGAGCAATAAATCTCAAACGAATTTAATCGTTCAAAAAATATTGCTCCATATAAGCTATTCAATTATTATTTTGTAATGTATTTCCCCTTGACAGTTATTAATATATCATATTTTTTAGCACTTGTCAAGTATGTTTGCTAAAATTTTATAAAAATATTTTTCATATTACCAAAATACTAATAAAGCCCTTTTTATTTTTTCGCCATATTTATGGAGGTAACAACGCCCTCCTGTAATATGCCATTATAGGGGCAGGGGTACCATTCAATCACTTAAAATATAACAGATATGACCTAATACACCATATTTGTAAATGCTACAATGTAGTATTGTCAAGTATTACATAGTTTTATATTCAAAAATTAATGCAATAAATAATGCAATAGTGTTTTTACAAAAGAATAAATAAAAATCGTAAGGTAACTTTACTTTACATTATATTACTTTACGTTATATCACAGCATTACATTGTATAATATATCATATATACTACATATATCACACTATATACCATACAACACATAGCATATCATACATAATATACACTACACTATATACAATATCATATATACTATATCATATATTGATAGCAAGTATAATGCATATACCAAAATACAAAAATATACTACGATATATACAAATAAAGCAATAGACTATTACTGGAAAAAGTTAAATAAATTTAATAAAAAGTATTGACAATCCGTAATTACGATAGTATAATATATATAGATTTAAAAGTGAGGTGATACCATGGAAAAAGAAATAAAAAGAGACTATAAAAAAGAGCGAGAACGCGAAAAACAAATTATCAAAAGATATACAGTAAAAGTGCCTAAATACTTAGCGAATGCACTTGATGAAAAATTAAAAAAGGAAGGTAAAACATACTCAAGCATAGCACTTGAAGCAATAGAAAAATATCTAAAAAAAATATAAAAAATTTGTAAAAAAGTATTGACACGGTATAACGTTTATGCTATAATATAATCAACAAAAGGAAATAAAAAAACTTGCATATAGTAAAAAGTATCTTGGCGGACACTTACTATATACAAGCCAAACAAAACAACTTTTGAAAGCTGGTTTGTATTATTATTATAATATAATTTACACCACTTTTCAAGAGTTAAAAGAAATTTTTTTGAAAGGTGGTGTTTTTGTATGAAAAAAACAATATTAACAATAATTACAACAGCAATAATAACAATCATATTAACTTTATTAGCAGTAATTAACAATATACAAATTGCAAATATAGAAAACGGAAATATAACAATAACATTATTCGATCATAATTTTGAATATTATTTTGAAAAATAAAGAGGTGTAAAAAAATGGATAGAAAAATAAAATTTGTAGTATATAACCGAAATACAGGCAAAAAAGACAATAAACAATACAACACATTACAAGAAGCAATCAACGAGGCTTGCAGGAAAAACGATAAAATAAATAGTTACAATTTTTTAGTAACAAGTATAAAACAATAATTTGGAGGGATTAAAAATGGATTATGAAAAAGAAATGAAAAAAATATTAAATAACAATGGAATTGATGTGGAAATAGTATATATAACAAAAAGTTTTACAAATTGGGATAAGCAAAACTTACACAATCAATATAAAATTATTTTAAAAAGAGGAACAAATCAGATGCAATATGATTATTGGGCTAGTTTGTATAGTACACAAAACGGCAAAAAAGCAACAATTTATGACGTTATAAGTTGTTTAGAATGGTACCCGATATATGATTTTGATAATTTTTGCATGGATTTTGGATATGACACAGACAGTATAAAAGCATTTAATACTTATACAGAATGCCAAAAACAACAAAAAGAACTTTTTGAACTTATACCCGAAGAAAAAATTAGAGAACAAATAAGAGAAATAATATAAAAGTCATTAATTTTGGCAACTACAACACGAACCACATTATCTAATACACATTAAACCAAAGAAAAGGAGTTGATATATAATGAATTATTTTACAATGTTATTATACATTTATTTGTACATAATAAAAATAGGGCTTTGCCTTGCTGGTGCTTCTGCCCTATTCCTAACAATTCAATTGATATTTTATAGGTGCTTACATATAAACATCTTCAAAAAAATAAATAAATTATTCAACTAAAAGAATTATATAAAATTATGTTGTAGTTGTCAATAAAAATATAAAATAAAGGAGATTTTAAAAAATGAAAAATAATATAAATATTGAAGAATTAAAACACTATATAAATATTGCTTTAGATAGAATTAAAACTGATGTTATAGAAAACGAGACAATATACAATAGTACAATAAGAACAACCGATTTACTATTAAAAGATTTAAAATATTATCAAAATAAAATTAATGCTAAAAAATAAAAAAGAAGTGTAAAAGAGGTGTTGTAAATGGAACGATTAAGGTATAAAAAAATAAGTGAATTTTTGCAAGATTTAAACAACAGGGAAAAACAATACATATTAAAAAAAGTAAAACAAGATATATTAAAAGATGTGTTAACGGTAAACTTTACAATAAACGGTAAAAAAATTGATTAGAGGGTTTAGCCCTCTTTACATTTATATAAATTTATAATAAAATGGAGGTAATAAAAAAATGGGATTAATTCAGGAGGTACAAGCGTTGTCAGACAATAACAAACAACTTTACAATGAATATAAAAGAGCACAAAAAGAAGCTGAACAAGCCACCAAAAAGGCTGAACAACTAGCAAAAAAACTTGAACAAGCAAGAGAAGAAAAACAACAAAAAAGAGAATATGAAAGAGATATTACAAAAACAGTTGAAAGAGATTGTATTCAATGTATGAAAAGATGCTTTGACCGTGAAGGATACCAAAAAGCATTTTATCATTTACAACTAGTAGAAACAAGAAAAGAAATTTTACAACATATTCCCGAGAGTGAAGTAGAATCCGAATATCTTGATTATAACTACGAAAGAATACTAAACAAAGTAAAAAAGCAATATGAAAACGACCAAAAAGCAAAAAACTATTTTTTAACAGAACAACTAAAAGAAGCACAAAAACAAAAAGAAAAAGAAGAAGCTAAACAGCAAAAAAAGCAAGAAACTAAAAATATATTTTTTAACTTAATTGTATTTTTAGCCTATGCTTTTATATTTGGGTTTATACCTTTTTTATTCTTTTATGGATATTTTACAATAGTAAAATAAAAAAGAGGTTACCCCCCTCTTTTTTTTACTATTTTTTATATTAATAATTAGGCTTTAAATTCAATTTTAAGGCAATTTTATTTTTGGGTATATAATTTTATATGTATATATTTTGTGTCTTTTATTTATGATTTTAATTGATATTATTTAAATATAAAACCACCTCTATATTATTTTTGAAATATATTTTATACCTTCTCATTTTGTTGTTGTAATAAGCAATCCATACAAATATCTCCGTTCCAAAATTCCACAGAAATTTTTCCGTTCCAAATTTTTATACAGAAATCTCCGTTCCAAATTTTTTCCTATACTTTTTTATACTTCTTCTTAATTTTTCATAACATATATCACACAAATCCCATTGTTTACATTGTTTTTTATTCGTTCTAGTATATAAAGCTGTTCTTTTCTCTGTTTCAACTATTTTACCACACATATCACATTCGTATAATGTCTTTGTTTTTCCTGTTTTGTCTAATTTATTAATCATTTGTATCTCATCTCCTAATCTTTGAAAAACATTATTGCTATTGCTATGCAAATTACACAAGGCACTATTCCAATTCCGCCAAAAAATATTGCTAATCCTATTTCTACTGCATTCATTATTTATTCACCTAACTTTCTTCCACAAAATGGACAATAATTAATTTCAACATCAACATTATATTCTATAGTATCTGCTTCTAAATAAAAATCTTTATTAACTCTTCCAATTTTTAATTCAAGGTCTCTATCTTCTTCCAAAATTTCTCTATCACCACTCAATAATTTACAATATTCACACGTTCCGTTTATTTTGTTCAATTTTTTATTTTGTAAAATTTGTTTTCTATCTATCCATTCTTGTATTTTTTCTTTATCTACTAGTTCTAAATCTTCAAGTTGTTCTATGCATATCAAAGCATCTGCTACAGTCTCATTTAATTTTTCTAATGTTTCTTCGTTTTTATTTCTGCGAACCTTATTGATTGCTATTACTACTTCTGCAAATTCCTCCATGCATAATGCTGTCATAAATTCGAAACCAAATGTTTTGTTTGTTTTTTCTATAATCCTATTATTTATTTTCATACATCCACCTCTTTTGCTTTGTTTTCAAAATATTGTTTTATACAGTCTTTGCATTTTTCTTTATCTTCAAATTCATTGCAATCTTCTTTTTGTCCCATTTGTTTGCAGATGTCTTCGTCTATATCATGATTATTAATTGTTTCTGTCATTAAGTCTATTTGTTTGTCTTTTTCTTCTAGCATAGATAAAACTGTTTTTAATACTTCTACATTTATTGAAGCATTACTTCCATTTATGTTTTTAGTTAATTCGCTTATATGTATTGACCATTTTATTTTTTCTATTGCTTGTTCTTTTGTCATATGTTAGTCCTCCTCCAATTTTCTGCCACATTCAGGACAATGTAAACTAAATATATCTTTAATTTTTTCTAGTATTCTTTTTATTTTTTCTTTCACTAAAAACACCTCCTAAAAATCATCAACATAAAATTCTAACGTTTCACCACAACTCCAACATTCTTTGCTGTTCGTTTCTCCGCAATCTACATCATAAAATATATTTTTTTCTCCACATTTTGGACATATTATCTCAACATCTTTACATTCTCTTATACTTACTTCAATTTTCACTATGTATCACTCCTCTCCAGCTCTGTTAAAATTCTATCAATAGCATAGCAATAAGGATAATTTCTATTTCCCATACCTTTTAAAATATTTGACCAGTCTTTTAATATTTTTTTGTTATATTCTAAATCATCATTGTATTGTTTATGTTCTATATAAAACTTATACCAATATTCGCTTTTTTCTGTTGAAGTCATAGTTTTATCTAATATTTCAGTTATAGCTTCTTTTAATTTTCTATTTTCATTATCTAGTTCGTGATTTGTTGTCATAACCCAACAATTTTGTAAAGTATTTTTTGTTTCTTTAGATATTTCCTCTTTACTCATATCTTATTTACTCCTCTCTAATTATTCCTTCAATAATCAGTTTCGATTTACATACATATTCAATTGTCCAATAACTAATTCTATCTCCTATATGTAAATTTTCTCTCGTTTTTATATAAGATGTTGAAGCACATTTTATTTCTAATACTCCATTTTCATATACAATTCCATAAAATGAACCTGCTCCATCATGTCCTTTACAATAAACAATACTACCATGTTGTAACACTGGTTTTTCTATTTTCTTTTTATCTTTTTTACTATATTGCTCAATAATATGTGTTCTTCCTTCTTCAACATATTCCATATCTTATTTACTCCTCTCAACTAAATATTCACATGTTACCATTCCATTTAATATTAATTCGCACATAAAATCTTGTGCTGTTCTTCTATCACTGTATCTACAATTAGCATTTTTGTGTATTCTTGGGTCTGTATCTTCCCATTTATTAATATCTATCATTACAGGACTTAAAAATATATATTGTACTCCTCTTGAAAAACATAGATAATAACAACAATCATAAGGCTTTTTACATTTTTTAAATCCAACTTTTTCAAATTCTTTCATATCGACTATTGGTACTAACATATCTATTCTCCTCCTATTTTTTCAAATTTGTTCTTGGCTTTATTTGTTAAAGTATAAACATTACAAAATAAATATGGAATAGCTTCACAATATAAACCATTATCATATTCCTCAAAAGCAGTTGGAACCTTCTCTAATTTTAAGTATCCTTCTTCTGCTAATTGTTTATAGGCTTTTCTTATCTGATATATAGATGTTTCCATTCTATATGCTAAAAACTGAACTGAAATTCCGTCTATCCAACACCCTGCTTTCCAGAATTTAGTTTGTAAATCATAAAACATTTCAAGAACCTCTTCTTTAGATACTTTTTTATATTTATTCATCTTCTTCTCCTACTTTATAGCAATTAGCCTCAAACTGTTGATGTGTTAATATTTCTAGTAATTCACATTCTCCATTTTCAATACTTTTTATTATTTCCTTGTATTTAGTGTCTGATGTGCTTTCATCTATTCCAAAAAACATTATCGTTTTATAAATTCTAACTTTTAAAATATCTTTGTTTTCTACTAAGTCTATTAGTTGTTTGCCGTGTTTTACTATATATTCTAAAATCGTCCATAATCCATTATCTAACATATATACATTTTGATATAATTGTGTATCTTTATTAAATCCTAGTCTTATTTCAACTACCTTTCCTATATTTCCTTTATTAGTTCTCACATATTCGTTTACTTCTATATCATTATTTACTCTAACTCTGCTATTTCTATCTGCTCCATTCATCATTCTCGTTGCTTTTAATTCCTCATCATCCAAATCCATCTTTTGTTTCCTCCCTTATATATTTTCTTATTATCTTTTTACCTTCTTATCAAAAATTGAAATAGATTGTTCTTTACCGCACACTGGACATCTTATAAAATTTCCAAAAATATCCTCTTTAATATCCCTACAATTATACGCAATTACACTTTTACAACAACCACATTTGCGTATTCTTTCTTGTATATTTGCTTTAATAATTCTCATTAGTGTGCCTCCTCATCAGCTTTATGTAATATCATTAAATCATTCCAAAAATTTTCACCTAATAATTTCTTATATTTTTGCTCTGTTTTTTCTGACATTTTTGTCCAAGGTAACATATGCCATTGAATTAATTTAGCTCTTTCTATTGTATCTACTTCACCCATTTGCCAAAGCCCACTTATATTTAAACAACTTATATATGCTCCTACTTTTTCATGATTATAATAATGTGCTATATCTGTCTTTTCACCTTTACTATTTATAAATGTTTTTGTTTCTACTTTTCCTATATCATGTAATAATCCAACATCTTTTGTATACCATCTTAATTCTTCTTTATTTAATAATTCTTGTGTTTTATTACAATGTTCTAATATTGATAAACTATGATGTGGATTATCTTGTGAAATATTCATATTATCTAATAAATTATCTATTGAATAAAAATCTGATATAATTTCATTCCATTCTAATGGATTACTATATATATGTATTACATTAAAACCTTCAAAGTATTGTGGTACATAAAAGTTATAATACATTCTTTTTATTACTTCTTCTGGAACTTGTCTTTCTCTTTGTGAATTTCTAATCAAACATTGTTCATAAGGTGTTGCTACCATTATTGCTATTTTTTCTATTTTTAGTTTTCTTATTTTTTGTAAAAATGCCATTCTTCTTTTATAATTTATATTAGTAGCATCATAAATCATATTTTTATTATTTTTTAAGCCATTTATTATCCTGTTTTCTACTGTTTTAAATACTTTGTTGCTATCTCCTTGTATGCTTTCATCTCCATACAATTCTTTTCTTATATTGTCAGAAGATACTATTTCAGCACCTTCTGAGTTTGCAATTTGTTCTGCTAATGATGTCTTTCCACTAGCAGGTATTCCTATCATCATAAATAATTTATTCATCATCTTTTTGTGCCTCTCCTAATATTACTTTAGAATATCCTTCTTTTGCTAATTCAATTCCTTTGTTTAATGCTTCTACATAATTATCAGCAGTAAATAAATCTCTACCTATAATTGCATCTTCAGGGCATTCACATAAATTACAAACTCCAAAATATATATTTTCTTCATCATTACTTACTTCCTGTCCTCTTAATTCACCATAATCATCATAACTTTCTATATAATCTAAAATTAACTCTTTTTCCATCTTTTATTAATCCTCCCTTATTTTAAATTTTCTTGTTCTTCTTCCATATCTGGTACTTCTGCTGTATCTTTTATTAGTCCTTCAAGTACCTTAAAATAAAATCCTTTTTTCTTATATGCTTTGAAACTCTTTCTGTTATCAATTCTCGCAACAACACCTTCTGCAATATGTGTTTTTCCTATTGGGTCTGGTATGTCTAAATATTTTGAAACTCTGTTTATTAAATCTTTTTCATTTCTAAATATGAACTTGTCCAATTCTGGAACATGATTTATTCCCATTTCTTCACATCTTAATTTTACTAATTCCCAAGGATATTCAACTACATATCCATCTTCATTTGTCATTGTCATTCTGTATACATATGCTTGGCAAAATCCTTCTTCACAACCATAAGAAAATCTTGTTTTATCTCCATATTGTTTCATAAATTCTTTATCTTGAACTTTTCTATTATCTCCATCTGGCATTATTGGTGTTGTTTCATTTACATATCCAACAACTTCGTAATATACTTCTTCGCCTTTTTGTAATCTTTCTTTAAAGAATTGATGCCATTGTTCTCTAAATTTATCTGTTCCATAAAATCCTGTATCTTTGTTAAAACTATCAATTACAACTCTTCTAGTTCCTGTCACCGCATCATATTTTGTTTTTAAATATTTGTCTTTCCATTTGGTAATTATATTTTTATTATTAACTTTTGGTAATAGTCCTGTTCTTTGTGATGTTCCGTGCATTTTTAATGTTAAGTAAACAGTATCACCTTTTCTAAATTCTCCTAAATTGTAATCTAATTGTTCTGTATCAACATGTTCCTTAAATAATGGGAACTCTATTACTTTCACTTTTTTAGTTGATTGATTTCTTGGTCCAGATTTTCTTTTATTTCCTCTTGGTATATATTTCTCACAAATTAAGTTACCATTTAATGTCGTTATTCTATCTCCGACTTTTAATTCATTTATATTGCAAAATGGTGTTAAACTATATAGTGGCATAAATAAACCATCTGATTTCTCTCCTCTTAATTTTATTGCTTTAATATTTCTTTTTTCTGGGTCTAAATATCCACCAATGTTATTTCCATTTTCATCTTTTTTTCTTAATAAATTGTTAGCCTCTGCAAATTCTTGTCCAAGTTTTCCATCTGTAGGGAAATATATTCCTATATCTCCCTCTTTATATGATAAATCTATAATAACTTGATTTCCAAAACATTCTCCTACTTGTAATTTATCTGCATTACTATGTTTTCTTACGTTTTTTAATGTTGTTATATATGCTTCATACATGAACTATTCCTCCTCAAATTTATATTGATTTAAGATATTATTTACTTCTGTATAATCAAACACTTCATCATTTTTTGTTATAATTTTGTCTTTGTAATATTCAAGTTCATCTCTAATTTCTTTTATTAAATCTGTATTTTCAAATTTAATTCCATCCATTATTTGTTTTATAAAATATGGTTCTTCATTATAATTAAATACAAATCCTCTATATGTATAACCATCATTCTCTGTTCTTTCTACATCAACTTCTTTTATTAATTCACTATCAAATAATTCAAAGAAATTAATATTTTCTTTTTCAGTTTCTACTTGAACTAATTGTGTTCCATCTTCTTTATAAAATGTTATATATGTTTTTTCTTCATTTGTTATAATACAGAAGTATGATATTACATCATCTATATTCATTTCATTTTGTATTTCTTTTGCTGTAAGTTTCAAAATTTCATATATTTTTTTAAAATTATTGTATTCTTTTATCATATCTTCGTATTCTTCTTTGTATTTATATTCTTCCATTATTTTTTACCCCACATTTCTTCAAAATTACTTTCATTTTCAATTTCATCTAAATTTAATGTATCTGTTTGTTCTTCTAATCTAATGTTGTTGGCATTAAATTCATTATCAATATCCCTTTGAATGTCATCAATATTAAATTCTTCAAATTCTCCAAAGTTTGCATTATATTCTTTTACTGCTTTACTAAATCTATCTTTTGATTTCATTGTTTCTAAATTATTTTGTAAATTTCTTATTGCTGTTTCATATTTTTCTTTTGCTTCTGCAAATCTATCTACTATTAATTGTTGTTTAGAAATTTGTTCGTTTAATACTGATATTCTTTGTTTAGTTGTTATTGTTTCATCATATACTTGCTTTGCTCCTTTTTTGTCATTTTTTTCTTTGCATATAGAAAAACATTTGTCTAGTCTTTTAAAATTACTTTCATTTTTCTTTAATTCTTCTTTATATGTATCTAATGAACCTTTTGCGTTATAATAACTATCGTTAAGTTTCTTTAACGCCTCTTTTTGCCTTCTTAATCCTTCTTCAACTTTTTCAATGTTATCTACTTTTGCAACTTTATTAAATAATCTATCAAATATAATTTTTAATTTTGTTAATTTTTTCATCTTAATTACCTCCTAAAATTCTTCTACTATAATAACAATTATTACTAATATTATTGGAAGTGATATTAAAAATACAAATAATAACCAGTTGTACCATTTCCAACCATCATAAAAAGGTTTATTTTCTTTTTCTTCTGTTTTTGCTTCATCCAATATTTGTTTAGTTTCTTCTTCTGTATAACCTTTTTCTTCTAATGCTTTTGCAATATCTTGTTCACTTATTTTATCTTTGTCTTTGTCCTTGTCTTTAAACATTTCACTTAACATATAATAATTAAATATACTATTATTTAATGAATAACTTGGCTCTGTTGAATATGTTGTATAATATGTTGGATTATTATTTACTATAGTTGTACTTTCTTTTGGTTTTACAGTTTCGTGTGTTACTGTTGTTCTACCTGTATCGCTTTTGGTTGTTGTATAAGTTTTCCCTGTACTAGAACTTGTTGTACTTTTTGTTGTTGATGAACTTGTACTTGATGAACTAGAAGTACTTGATTTTGTACTACTCTTTGGTGTACTTGCCTTAACACTAGAAGATGAACTTGTACTTGAATGTGGTGTTGATGAATGCACCGTTGTACTATGTGTTGTAACATGTGTTGAACTATGCACTGATGTATGTGCTCTTCCATAAACATTAATTGGTAATATTAAACATATTCCTATAAAAACTACTAATAAACTTGATATTATTCTTTTAAAATTCTTTTTCATTATTTATCCCCCATTTCTTCTAGCATTTGATTTGCTAGATTTAAAACTTTTGTAATTTCTTTATTTTGTTTTCCTATTTTATCTATAAATATTTCTAATTCTTGTCTTTTATTTGGTATATAATAACCATCATTTTCAAAAATAATTATGTTGTCTTTTTTCAATTCGGCTAATTCTTTTTTAAATTGTATTTCATTAAATATTTTTGCCTTATACATTAGTTGCTGTCTTGTTTTTCTGTTTTCTTTACCTTGTGGAAAAATATCAATTTTCATTTGTATCTCCTTCCCTGTAAATTCCATTGCTATCTTGATGTAATTCAATTGTTTTTAGGCTTTTCCCTTGATTTACTGCTTGAATTTGTTTTAATATAGTATCCATATTAGTTTCGCTTTTGTGTTCAATAATAACTGGTGCTGATGCCTCAACCATACCATGTTCCGCTTTACTTCTAAATATTGTTGTTATTTCTTTTATTTCTCCGTTTTGTGCTGATGTTAATGTAATATCTGTTATATAATCATCTATCATTTGCATTATTTCTCTTCTTTCTGCATCATCTGACTGCATATAATGGTCATATGTCTTACTACTTATTCCAGCAAAACTACAGAAGTTCTTTTTTGTAGGCAAATATGTTTGTACCTTATTAATTTGTTCGATGAATTGTTTATAATAATCAAACAAAATTCCTAACTCTGTATTACTATATTTAGGTGGGACTCCAATAACTGTTTTTCTACTTAGCAAATTTCGTAATTCTATTGTTGATAAAGAGTCATCAATATGATTTAGTTTATTAATCAAATTGTATAATTCATCTTCTAATCTTTCTTTTAGATTACTTTGATATTCTTGCTCCACCAATTTTATTTTTGCATTATCAAGTTTTTGTTGTTTTAATGTCATTTCTTCTTTTTTATTTTCAACTGTTTCATTTTTTTGTCTAATTCTTTTTTTAACTATTTTTTTGTCTTTTCTTTTATCCCTTATTTATTCCTCCTACTATAATTTTCAGAATATTCTTTTTCTTGTTCTTCTCTCCATTGTTCAACTTGTTTATCACTTAATAAACTAATTTCACCTTGTTCTTTTGCTTCACTTTGTATATGTCTTCTTTCTCTTTCAACTGCCTTAAAACTATACAATCCATACTCTTTATGATTTTGCATAACTTCATAATATCTGTTTGGTTGGACCTCTGGTCTTATTCGATTTATGTAATCGGCATATAAAGCATAGTCTGAGTTTCTATCTGCTTTTGAATTAGTCATAAGTAACATTATAACTTCTCTTAATTTGTGCGTTGGACTCATTATTCTTTCCACCTTTCATAATTTTCTACTTTTGTGATTTCCACGTCTATATGTGGATTTTCTTTGTCATAAAATACTCTTGAATAATCATGTCCTGCAACTATATCTCTACAATCATCTTTTATTACTTCTGCTTTTACCAGCATATCATCTAATGCTTCTAATAAATTGGTTAAATCAACTCTTCTTCTACTCTGCATATAAAATATTGCTTTTATATTTACTGGATAATTTATGTTTTTTCTGTATTTTTTTGGTATAGTTGCTAAACATTCATCTTCAAATTGTTTATATAACCTACTTGGTATAATCATTCTTCTGCCTTTTGCAAATATAATTTGTGAACTGTTCTTTTTTGAACGTGGCGTTACGTTTATTGTAAATTCCCTTATTTTCCAAATCCTTTCCCAAATATTTGATTAAATAAATCATTAATATTATTATCTTCAATTTTCATCATACAATTTCTGCAATCATAATCAGATATTCTTTTATCAAATACCTTGCAATAAAATTCTTGTTTCCCATTTTGTTGAATAGCGATTACTTCTTTATGTTTGCATCCCATTTTTCTTACCTTCTTTCAACTTTTTATAAAATTCTTTTGTATCTTTTCCAGCAACAAAATTCTTACAATTCATTACACCTTTAAAATTTTTTTCTTCTAACTTATTGCAACCAAGACAAAAATTACATAATTTATTGTTCATTTTCTTTTACTCTTTGTCTATATTTAAAATTATCTCTATTTTTTATTGTCTCAACTACATAAGCATTTGGATTTTTAGGCATTCCATTAATCATTGTTCTAAGCATTGTTTGTCTCATTTTATGGCTTCTTCTTGTTTCTCTTTTTCGCTTTTCTTCAATAATCATATTTACCGCTTCTGTATCTGTTATTTCTTCTAAGTTCTCTAATTTATGTAAAAAATCTTGGTCTTGCCCATCATAAAAACTTTGTTTCTTATTCTCTTTATTAAGCATTTCTATTATTTTAAATCTTACTGCTCCAAGTTCTCTTGATACCTCTATTATGTCTGAAAAATCTTCTTTTTCTAATCTATTATTTTCTCTATCTTTACTTGAATATACAATTTGAGGTTTTGCTTCTTTTGACACTATTCTAATATTTTCTCCTGCTAATTCTTTTTTTATCTTATTTGCATACCACTTTCTCTGTGCATCATTTTTGGCTTTTCTAATACATTCTGCTTTTTGACAGTGTATTCTTTCTCTACCCCTATTTGAATATTCAAATTCTTCATTACAATATTTACAAATTGCCTTTCTCATAATTTAAATCCTTTCAATATTTCTTCTTCACTAACATTTTCAGTTAGCTGTATTTCTTCTAAAATTAAATTCATTTCATCAAATATTTTTATTACTTCTGGTAGCCATTTTTCAACTTCCTTTATATGTTCTTTTATGTATTGACAACCATTGTAATATCTTTTTATTTTTTCGTTATACATTATTTTTAATTCTTTATTTTCCATAGCCAACTCCTAAAAAGGCATTTCATCTATTTCTGTTTGTTGTTGAGTTTGATGTTTCATCTTTTCTCTCACTTCTGATGTCATTTGTGGTTGACCTGTGAATGTTTTAGTAATCGAGTCATATTTTAATCCTACTAATCCGCATCTTATACCTTTTGTTTTTAGCACTTCTAATATGCTGCTTGTTTGTGTTATGTCATATCCTTCTTCAAACATTTGCTTTTGTAATCTTTTATATTCCGTGCTTTCTTTATCCATTGTATCTACTCTTATAATTGAAATTACATTGTATGCTTTGTTAACTAAGTTTGAACTTCCTAAAACATCATAAATAGTTATTCTGGTTTGCATTTTGTCTATTTTTCTTGGATGTGCTACTAAATGAATATGTACATTTTTATTTACCGCAAATGTTCTTAATTTCTCCATTATGTCTTTTTGTTCTCTATATTCATCTGATGAAGTTGTATCTATTTGCATAAAATTGTCTAACATAAATACCCTTACACCATATTTTTGTCTAACTTCTTCCATTGCTCTTATTAAGAAATCTATTGTCCTTTTTGCATTATTGTTATATACAATTAAATTTTCACCATATAATTTGTCTAACTTTGGTATTTGTTCATCTTTTACAAAATAATCAAATACACAAGTTTCTTTCCCTTTTTGTAAAAATTGTTTTGAGTATATGTCTTTCTTATCTACAGTTTGTTTATACAAGTTATTTTTAAAGTCATCTTTTGTTTGTTCTCCATTGAAATAAAAGACTTTTTCACCTTGTTGTATTGTTTGTTTTGTTATCATTGTCATTATTGTTGTTTTTCCTGCATTAGTTTGTCCAGTCCATATTGTTATACATCCTAATTCAAAACCTTTAGTTAAATAATCTAAATCTCTTATTCCAGAAAGCACCCTATCTTTACAATTTGTATTATATTTATAGTCTGAAAATTTATAGTATAATGGAGGAGTTAGTTCAGTCTTTTTCTTATTAAGTAATTCTGCTTTTTCTTGTTCCGTTAATGTATTAATCTCCACATCTTTGTATCTCCTCTCTACTTTTGTATAATTCTATCTTTTCATCGTCTTTTGCATTTATAAAAATATCTATCAAATAATCAATATATTGTTCTTTTGAATATGCTTCTGCTAACTCATATCCCTTTAAATTTGGTATTTTTTTTTGCCAGTAGTGTAATTTATCACATAGGCTACTTAAAGTTGTTTTAAACCAATTCTCAATTGCTTGTTGTATTTTTCTTTCTTCATCTTTTTGTTGTTTTAAGTATTTTTTTAAGTCTTGCGATATTTTTTCATCTTCTGGTAAATTAAAATCGGATGTTAGTATTTTCATTGCATTTATTAAATCTGTATTGTAATATCTACCAACAAAATCCATTATGTCTCCATGCCAGTTTTCTCCAAAATCATGAAATCCTGCATTATCATCTACCATAAATGATGCTGTTCTTTCATTTCTCCAAGGAGATTTATACCATATTTTATCTCTTGTAGTTTTATCTGGATTTCCTAAATAATATCTTGCCACCAAAGTTGGTTTTAATAATTCTTTTATTTCTTTAGGATTATTCATTTTCTAATATCTCCTTTATTTTCTTCTCCCAACCTTGTGGATTTTCTCTATAATAACTTGCATATTCATATATTGCTTCATTAAAAAATGTTGAACCCATTTTGATATATTGTTTTTCTGTTTTATTTTTCTTTATATTGCATTGATAAATTCTTATTGCATACCACATTTCTGGATTTGTTAATTTTTCTATTTTACCAGCATAGGACTTTCCATTTATCCAAGCCTTATAATGATTAAATGCTTGATTTTTTCCATCTTTTCTTGGATATATCTTCCATAGTTTGTTAAAGTCTTCTGCTAAAGAAGAACATATATTATCTTTATCTGTGTTTATATCTGGTATAGGTTTGACATTTTCGGCACTTCCATTTGCCTTTTTGGGCAAATCCATTTGACCATTTTGTAAAATGGAATATCCTTTGTCTGTAATTGCATACCATAAAGTTCTATCATATGATAATTTATTATAATTTCCTTTTATTATTAAATCTTCCTTTAATAGATTATCTAATGTATTTCTTATTTGTTTTTCTGTTAAATATGGAAATAAATTGGAAAATGCCTTACAACTGTTATAGGTCCAAACATGTCCATCATATATATGTTTATTATTTGCTCTATTTTTTTCAATCCAAAAATATAAATTATTTAGCATTATTGCTTCTTTAATTCCATATTTTTGGGCTATTTCTATATTAAAACTATGTTCCATTAGACAACTCACCTCTTAAAAAGGCAAGTCATCATCTGGATAAATATCAGACATTTCATCATCAGGTGCATTTTCAGTATTTTCATTATTTGAATGTGTTTCTAATACATCAAAATCTAAAACCATTATTTTAAATTTTTTTATAGTTTCTCCATTTTCATTTTGATACGAACATAGTGTCAAAAAACCATTTTTTATATTTATTTTTGTAAAGTTATCAACTTCTACTCCTTTTCTAAACCCTACTGTCATAAAGTTCTTTTCATATGTACCATCTTTCATTTTATGACTAATAGTAGCGTAATAACCTGTATTACTTTTATTTTTAAATATTATTTGTTCTCCTGTTATATTTAGCATTCAACTGCTCCTCCTTCTCCTTCTTCAATTTTTATACATTTATTTTCAAATTTTTTATAAGCATCAAAATAAATTTCGTTTTTATCTCCGTTATATGTAATTTCATAATACATTCCATCTGTTAACGATGTACTTAATAGAACTTTTCCATTTTGCAATGTCTTGCATAGCCATACAATATATACCTCAAATTCTGGTATTTCATCTGTTTTATCTAAATGTTCTATTGAATAATCTTTTACTAATTCTTTTGCTTTATTTACAAATTCTTGATTGTTCATTTTTTCTTCCTCCTACATCAATATTTCTGCTTGTATTGCAGTTTTTACTTTTTCAAAATCTTCTACTTTTATTTTTCTTGGATTATCATAACCACAATCTTGTGCTATTTTAACAACTACATCTCCTCTTTGGTTTGCTTCTTTTATAAGTTCATCTAGTTGTTCTTTATTTACTACTTTTGGTTGTTCTGTTGTTTTCATATTCGTTTCTAGCTGTTTTTTATTTGCTTGGGTATTAGTTATATTAGTTTGACTATTTTCTGCCTTAATTTGTCCTTTTGTTCCCCATTTGAATACAACTTTTTTTGCTCCACTATCTGATATTTCTATGTATTTTATTTTTTCTTTTTCATTATCAGTTTCTATATAACTTACAAACCAAGATTGAAAATTGTCTTTTAATTTGTAAAGTGTTTTGTCTCCCTTTTTTCCAGCTGGTACGGTTTCTGTCTTTATCCAAATAAATATTTTTGTATATAGTTCTCTACCAATTCCAACATTGAAACAAGCTCTTTTGAATGCATCTGATGCTTCACCTTTTTCTTTATCTCCAAATGCACTTTCAATTCCACAATCCTGTTTTTGTATCCACATTCCTGTTTTTTCGTCGTAAATCATTATTGAGCAATATAAATTGCCTTTTATTTCTGAATAACAATCTGCCCAACCCATTATTCCAAATGTTTCATCTAATATTCTCTTATCACAACGAGCATCTTTATATAACAATAATTGAACTCCTTTTTCTCCAACTTGTGCTACTTTACATTCAATTTCATCTGCTCTTAATGCTCTTATTTTTATATCTTCCATTTTCTCCTCCTATGCATTAATTTTTCTATTTTTGTTTAATATTCCATAATTCATATAAATAAATATTTTATCTTCATATGTATCTGTTAATTCTATCTGTGCATTAACTTCTTCACATTTATTAATTAACTTTTCTTTTTCTTTCTTTTCTTCATCAGAAAGTTTATTAAGTTTTTCTCGTGTTTTTGTTGTAAACAATTCTCTATTTGTTTTAAATGTATAACTATCTGATATATCTTCTATTGGTATACCATTATCTTTCGAAAGAATTTCTTTTAGATGTGTATTTGCCTCATCTAACAACTTATGATATTCATCTTGTTCCACAATTTTTTCAATTTCTTTATCATATTTTGCATCAATTTTGTCTCTTTTTCTCTTAAAATAAATATTTAAAATATTAGGCTTTATAGCTTCCATTAATTATCTCCTTTCATGTGTTTTGGTTTGACTGTTTTTATTTCTTCTTTTTCTTCATCTTCAACTTCTAATTCTGCCAAAAACTTATTAGCCTTATTTTTACTCATTCCACTATAATGTTGGAAAAATGCCGTTAAAAATCCCAATCTTTTATTAAATTCATCATCTGCACATCTTTTTACAACTGTTTTTTCTCCATTATCCCATATTAATACTGTTGCCCCATGATTTATTATGTATTTTTTAGGCATTGGAACTTCTTTTTGCGTACTTAAAAATATTTTTTTAAATTCTTTTAAATTTTTGCCTGGTGCATCTAATATTCCTCTCAAATTAACTGTAGGAAAACTTCCTATATATTCTCTTTCTATGCTTATATTTTCTATTTCTCCAAGTCTAATATTTTCATTGCCATTTTTTAAATATAATTGTGTTGAAACATTGTATTTGCTTTCCATTACTCTTCCTCCTCTTTATTTAAATATTTTTCTTTATAATAACTACAGAAGTTACAACAACTACAATAATCCATACATTTTTTGTCTTGTCCTTCTCTTACTTCTATTTCATAGTCATTTCGTGTTTCTTCTATTTCTCCTGTGTTTTTATCCATAACTTTATATTCTAATTGTTTTAAATGTTTTTCTGCTTCCTCCAAATTGTCATATACCTTCAATGCTCTTTTATTTGTTTTCTTTTTAACTGCATATTTATTGCCTTCATTAAATCTATTTTCAGGTGAGCAAATCGGTAATTCATCATCTGGTACATTTTCATATTTTGCTATTTCTTTAAATTTTCCTTTTATAAAATTTTCTATTTCTGTAAAATCTTCTTTTGTGAAAACAAATTCTATTACTTTTACTGGGTAGTCTGGATATGAACTATCTACTTTTGCTTTTGTTTTGTTATGGTCCTTCATAACTGCTACAATTTGCCCTTTTTCTACTTCAAATCCCATTTTTTTAAATGCCCAAGCATACATTAATAATTGTTTTCTATAATCTTCAAAATCGTTATATATTACCTTCCAAGCACTACAAGTTTTGTAATCTGTTATCATTTTCTTTTCTGCATTGTATAAATCGGCTTGTCCAGAAAGTTTGTATCCGTTTTCTACTTCTTCTACAAAATGTTCTTCTTTAAATTCTGTTTCTTCCTCTTTACTATTTTCTAAAACGCTATGTGTTGCTGTTCCTAATATTAGCCATATCATGTCTGCTACATCTTGTTCTATTTCATCATTGTGCCTTCTGGTCAATAAAATTTCTCTTACATCTTTTAATATGGTTGTTACACTATATTGTTTATCTTTATATTGATATTCTCTTGTAACTGCATCCACAAAAGGTTGAGGAAGATTTAATTTGTTTGTTATCTTCATAACTTTATCTCCTTTAACTTTTCAAAGTGTTTAAATGTGTATTTGACTTTTTTTATTTTTTGTATTAAACTTATGTTAAGTAATTTACTTAAATTCTGAAAGGATTAGATATTCGCATTATCTAATTCTTCAATCTTTTTTGTATATTTTTCAATTGCTAACTCTGTTGAATTTTCTATTCCATTTTTTTTATGTGTATAATTCTTTAGTACACTTCCTTTTCCTATTGTCTTTTGATTGTTGATTTCTTGGATTTGTTTTAGAATTAAAATAAAATCTTCTAAATCTTGTTTATTATTGGATTTATTAATTTTTTTATTTGATTTTTTCTTGAATATATTGAACATATCTTCACCTTCTTTCTTAATTAAAATAAATTAAGTTTCTTCTAGTCGTATCCTATTTGTTCTTTTCTGTTTTTTCGTTATTTTCTTTTAAATTTTTGCCTAATTCTTCTGTCAATGCTGATAATATTGCTAAGTTTAGTAAATCTTTTATTGCTTTTTTAGTTTTTTGTTCTTTGATTTCTTTTACTTTAGAATATATATCAAAACATACACCAACAATTGTAATGAGTATTGCTACTAATAATGCTATTTTAATTACTAACATATTCTTTTCCCCCTTTCATTGAATTTCTTATATATGTTAATTTTCATGATGTACTTTAAAATATTCTTTCAAGGCTTCTTCTTCAACAAAATGTGTTTTGCCTTGCTTTTGTGATGGAAAATCTGGACTGCTAAATAATCTATCTATTGTCTGTATTCCCCAATATGGTATTTGTTCTAATAAGTCTTTTTTTGTTAAAAGTTTCATATTTTTCCCTCCTTTGATACACTATTTGTGTATTGTTGACTAAAAAAAATATTCATATCAAATTGAGGAAATTTTTGTTTTAATTTAATCAAAAAATTTCTACTTGCATATCTTTCTCCGCTTTCTATTTTTTCATAATATGAAAATGAAATTCCAATTTTTTTAGCCATTTCTCTTTTGCTAAGATTTAGGCTTTTCCTTAAGTCTTTTAAGTATTCCATAATTCTCCTTTCAATACACTTATTGTGTAGTTCGCATATATATTATTACACTTTTTGTGTATTGTCAAGTATTTTTTAAAAAAATTTTATTTTTTTTATTTTGTTGACATTACACATATTGTGTGTTATTATATAATATATGTAAAGGAGGTACTATATGGAAAAGATAGGAGAAATTATAAAAAAACTAAGAATTTCCAGAAATATTAGTCAACCTGAATTAGCAGAAATGCTTGGAATATCCCCTAGTATGATGGGAATGATTGAACAAGGTAGAAGAAAACCTAGTGACGATGCAAAATTAAAAATATGTGAATTTTTTAATGTATCTATGGATTATTTAATGGGAAGGACAACTATGAAAAATCCTACAAGAGAAATTGAAGTTGAATTATCCAAATTAAATTTATCCTCTAATGAATATGATAATTTGTTGAATAAATGGATTGTAGAGCAAAAAATTGATAGTCTAAACTTTGATAAACCAAATTCAATTATTTTTAAGGCTTATATGGATTATATATCTCAAAAGCCCATAAATATCAATACTTCTATTGAGGAAATGAAAAAAAATACTAATATAATTGATAAAGATTTTATTAACATGTTAAAACTTTTGAATAAAGAAGATATTGTTTCCTCCAATTATTCAAAGTCTGTTGATAGCAATGTTTTCCCTTCTGCTGATACAGTTGTTGAAATTCCTGTTGTTGGAAAAATCTCTGCTGGAATGCCATTATTAGCAGTAGAAAATATTGTTAGTTATGCTTACGCTCCGTCTTCACAAATAAAACAAGGCTATACTTATTTTTATTTAACTGTCCAAGGCGATAGTATGAATTTAAAATTTCATGAGGGAGATATTATACTTGTTCAAAAACAATCTGATTTAGAAAATGACGAAATTGGTGTCATATTAATTAATGGTGAAGCAACTGTGAAAAAATACAAAAATGAAAATGGTTTAATTATATTACAACCAATGTCTACTAATCCAGAACATCAATTACAAATATATAATCCAAGAGAAAAAGATGTTGAAATTATTGGTAAGGTAATATCTTATCAAGGGAAAGTTTAGAAAGGAGAATAAAATTATGCAATGCAAGAAGTGTAAAAAAGAATGTATGGAAAGTGAATTAACTAATGGTTATTGTTATGAGTGTTATCAAAAATACAAAAATGATGTTATTGAACTAAAAAATGTTGAAAATCATGTGGCTACTACTATTAAAAGAGTATCTACAATTATAAAAATAATTGGATATATTGGAACTGTAATTTTATTATTTGCTTTTATTTATACTTACGGATTTTTTATTGGCTTTATATCTGCTTTAATAGAAGCCTTTATAATTTTTATCACAAGTATTCTACTAGACGGATTTGCTGAAATAATACAATTGTTAGAAAATATAAAAAATAAATAAAGATAATGTGCTGTCCGCTAAAACAAACACATTATCTAATACACATTAAACGCTTCGAAAAGCATTTACATTTTTATTATACATTATTTTTAATAAGAATGCAACTCTTTTTGAAGTAATTTGAAAGGAGTTTTTATTATGGAAAAAGAAAGAAGAAATAAAAGAACAAAATCAGTTGGAAATGGAGAAGGAACATTATATTATAGTGAAAAATTAAAATGTTGGGTTTACCAGTATTATTATAATGGAAAAAGAAATACAATGAAACAAAGAAAAAAAGAAACTGTTAGAGAATTTAAAGCCAGAGTTACTGCTTTAAAAAATAGTTTAAATGATGGTTCTTATATTGAAAAAAGAAAAGATACTGTTAGAAATATTATTGAAGAACATATTGAACAAAAGTTTAATGATGGTATTACTCAAGGGACTACTTATTCTAGAGATACTGACACTTTAAAGCAACTTGAAAAATGTTGTTCTAATTTTATTAACAAACCTATACAAAAAGTTTCTTTATCTGATATTCAAAAATCAAAAGAAAATATGAAAAAATATGCTAATTCTGGTATTGACAGAATGTGGAGATTATTAAAAAAAGCATTTTCGATTGCATCGTCTCCCTCTGTTGGCTTAATTAGATATAATATTATGAATGACGAAAATTTAAAAAAGCCGATTTCTGAAATAGGAACTAAGAAAATTTTTCCTCTTACTGCATCTGAAAGAATAAAATTAAACAATATATTAGATAATGAAGAAAAAAATCATAAATATCGTAATATAGTAAAAATGGAATGGCTAACAGGAATGAGAATTGGTGAAGTATTAGCACGTTCGATTAATGATATCAACCAAAATGAAAACAAACTGCATATTCATAACACACTTACGAGAGATGAAAAAAATAATACTATTCTTGGTGAACATACAAAAACTTATAATAAAGCAACCAAAATAGATGAAGGAGAAAGATATTTTCCTATCGATACAGAATTAAAAGATATATTAAATGAAGAATTGTCTGACAATATAACAAATATATATGGCTTATTGTTTTGGGATTATAAAAAAAATACTTTTATAAGTGATAAAGAAATAAATGCTTGGTTAAGAAGAATAAATGAAAAATATAATATATCTAATCTAAGTTTGCACAATCACAGATTAAGACATGACAGAATTACACAATGGAAAGAAGCACATATGGATAAAGATGCTATACAATATTTTGCTGGTCATGTTGAAGATAGCGAAGTTACTGATGATTATATAGATATATCAGAAGAATTTGCTTTTAATGAGTTTAAAAAAATAAATTAA